CCGTATATCTGTTCCCTGTCCGATCTACGTGTGCGTCCTGTCTTTTCAATAAACTCACGCATCTTTTTCTGTTCGTCTTTTATCCTTTGACCCTGTTGAAGAGCTTTATCTTTCATGTCTGGATTCTGAGAAAAGATACTTTGTTTCCTTTTTGCATCCCTTATGTTTCTTTCAAGCTGTCTTTGATCCTGAGAAAGCTTGTATAATTTTTCATTCTGATTTTCGGTTACTTGCGGTTCGTTACGGTTTATTGATATTCCTTCCCAAAATGGATAAGCGATGTGGGAACAATTTAACCCGAATAGCCCTGTTACCGTTCCATAACCTTCAGTACTTGAAAGTAAATCATATTTATCAGTTGCTATCGTTTGAGCATAAACCTTGCCTTGAAAGCCAAAATGTTCTGGTCTACTTGCTAAATGACTTGATATTTCTACTAAATCAGTACCGCCCTGCTTGCCAGCGTCTAACATAACCGCTGTAGACGCTCGCCTTTGGTTTGATCTTAAAACCATAGCGGTATATCCTTCAGGACTCCATTGTCTGTTTTTCTTGTCAATAAACGCCGGTATTCCGTTGCTTGCCATTTCGGTTATTGACTGTTTGATTGATTCCCTTAGAGTAGTAGTTCCTGTAAGTACCGATAAACTCGCCTTTGTCAGCGAATTAACATAGACTTGACCGGCTTTTTGAGCCATTCCGGCCATTGCATAATTTACGTCTGTTTTAGCGGTTTCTGTCCATTTATCTACTATGTTTTGAAGTGAAGGTGTCATAGATATTAACAATCGATACTGTTCTGGAGTAACTCTTTTCATCTCTTTAAGCATATTTTCAGCTGAAAGGTTAATTTCTTCACCTAAACCAGATAAAATCTTTTTCTTGTACCGGTTAATCAGTGTTTTAAGCTCTTTGTTCAACGATCCGAATTCGGCAAGCTTGTTTATTTTCCAGTCTGCTGACTCTAAGTTGCCCTTAGAAAGATGTTTTGAGATAGATACTAATATGTCGGTTTCTAAATCAAAAACAACTTTCTCTATTGCCATTTTAACCCTCTGCTTTTATTATAAAGCTTATATGTTTATTAATATATTTTATATAATATATCATAATTTTCATATAATCGCCTTTAAACATTTTCTTGTTGCATCTTCAACCGCCAAAGATGCTTTTACACTTTCTGCATGACATTCTTTATATCCAACGGCATTGTTTTGAATAAGGTTTATTCTTGCAATATCCTCACTTGCCGCTATTTTCATAACCTCGATAAGATCACAAGATTCTTTCGGCTTTCTCTTGTCTATTCCTAAACCTTCTTTCATGTCCTTTGTAATGGTTATGTAATGCCCCGGCTTTGTGCATCCATGTTCTTTTAGTGTGTCGGTAAACTTTACACGCTTTTGTTTTGATATTAGCCTAATATCTGAAGGAATATTCTGAATAACTTTCTCTAGTTGTGTTACCGCCCATCTTTGAAAAGGAATTGCTGAAGCTTTATTTGACTTAATGCAAAAAGCAATTACGCCTTTTTGATTAAACACTCTTGTTCTTTGCCTACCGCCTAAACTTTGAAGGCATACGATTTTTTCGTAGTCCTTAAAAAGATCTTCATTACCCTTCATCATATCACTTACCGCACGAGATGGATTTTCATACCCTAAAGCCTTTGCTACATCTATAGCCGGTATCCATTGTTGACCCTCTATCCATTCTTTGTGAATAGGTGTTTCTTCAAACAAAACAACTGCATTTCTTTGTTCCATATAATTACCTCTTAATAGAGTATAATTCAATTATTGCATTATGTCTACATTGTCTGTCGTTTCCGTAGACTCTTCAAGCCCATTATCAGGATTCTCAACGCTTCCAGATTCTTCTTTTATCGCTTTAAGTTCTTCCTCTATATCGTCAATAACGGTTGAAGGGAACAGTTTGAGAATCGTTTTAAGGCTTAATACTTTCTGTCCACCGCTTGCTGCAGTTGCCATCATGATTAGCTTTTCAATATCCGCTGGAAGGTTTCTTTTGAAGTTGATTGTTACATAATCAGCCATTTCGGGATTCTTTACCCTGCCTGTTTTATGTCCGGCTATAAGCTTAATTCTGTTTTGTAAAAACATCGAAAAGTAACTTTCCATATCAGCGACAAGTAGTTCAAACCCAAATAACTTATAAGCCTGTGCAATTCCAGAAGCCGTTGCAAAGGATTCATCATTAGGATTGAATAGACAAAGCATCTCATATAAGAGCCTTTCACCTCTGTCCAGGGTGTTGTTTATAAAGTTGTCGTTTACGTTTCTCTCAAGGAACCCAGCCGAATCTTGCACCTTGTCACCTAGTTTATCCAATACTCTTATTTCGGAAACTCTATCAACCTGAGTTTTACCTTGCGAATCTTCCACCTGGTCGTCAAGATAATCCCTTAAAAGCAGTATTGCTTCAGCGAATTTATCGTGTTCATTGTAGACTTTTGAATATAAACTGTCGTAAGCGTCTAGCATTGGGAGTACATGGTCAAACAAATTTCTCTTGTCTCTGTCGGTATTAGCTTCCAAAACAGGTACTTGTCCATATAAATGGATACCCGATCTTTCTTGATCTAATACGTAAGTTTCTGCGCCTTTAGCTTTCCGGTACTCTAAATATTCAGTGTCATTGTAAAGCGTAGCAAGTTCATCACCTTTGGCGGTCTTTCTGTACCAAATAAAGCCAATTAGTTCTTTTATCAAGTCCTCTGAATAGATTGGGATACACTGGTCAATCGGTATTGGTGCAAACTGGAAGCCCTTTTCAGCGTCAAACCAGTGAAGTTCAAAACCTGATCCGTAAGTAATAGAATCTTCAAAGATAGAAGCTGTTTCAAGTTCCTCGTTATTCTTATCGTAAACCTTTGAGATATTCGCCTCAAACCAGCCGTCATTATCCGAATAAGTTATGTTACCGACCTTAGCAAAATAACCTTTTACAAGTTTAATAGCCCTGCGAATGAATGGAACTGGTATCCTGTTATCAGGATCAGGCTTTCCCTCACCCTGAAATATTCCTGCGTTAAGTCCTATTTTGTAAGATTTTTGGTCATAGTATCGTGTAGAAAGCGGTTTATGATTCTTGATTAAAAGTTCTAGTTCTTTGGTATCCATGATTACTCCTAAGCCAGAATAAGGAATCGAACCCTAGTCACATGATTACAAGTCATAGGTAATACCACTATACGATTCTGGCAGTTAATAAAGTATACACCTGTATGATATTTTATACAAGCAACCTTACTTCATGGTCTTAATTGCTTGGTGAAGGAATGTTGCAAACTGATTAACAAACTTTTCATTTACCCTTAGTTTATCCTCACCGCATTGATTAAGTATGTGATGAACAAGCTCGTGAAAGAAAACAAACTCTTTATAATCGCCCTCATTTGTTGATAAAAGCTCAATTAACTGTTTGTTATAAGTTGCCATGCCATCACAAGTATTGTAATTCCCTATTTGTTTAACAGTCTTAACGGTTATCTTTTGACCACCCAAATTAAAGGTTTTTGGTATAGTAAACATTATTTATACCTCTTAAAAACAATGTTAAAAGCCGTCATAATTCTATATTTTAACTCGTAAGTACAAATATCTTTTAGAATTTCCCTGCAAACCTGCCTTTTGTGTCTATTGATTGAATCAATTTGTTTTTCGGTTTCCCTTCTAAAAGCCTTTACATTTGCCTGTCTCATAGTAACCCCTTTATATTCTTGCTCGCCTTCTTGACTCATTTGAACCAATATGAACAGTGTTATCTTTAGTTAAAAAGCATAGAATAGTTGCATCTGCTATGTCCGGACTATGCCTTCCTGTTCGTTTCTTATATTCTTCCTTGCTTTCAACCTTGCGTCTTTCATCGCTTGTATATCTATAATATCGGCTTGTTAGCTCTATAAGCAGTTCGTTGTCATTCGGCAAACCTATTAAGTCAATCTGTTCTGCAAGATTAAACCACATTTCTGTTATTATATCAGGATATTTTTCTTTGTTATTAGCACTAGAGCCAAAGTTAACCGCTGTTACTTTACATCCTAAATCCCTAAGTTTATCAGTTACTCCTCCACCAACTCCGGTATCGTCTATAACTATTCTTCCACCCTCCGAAAAATCTTTCGCTTGTCTAGCCACTTCCTGAGTGTCTAGTTTAGAAAACTTCTTTATTTCTATAACCTGTAATCCTTTTCGCTTAACAAATACCGTCTTATCAGAACCAAACCTTGCAACGTCTACGCCCACAACTATACCGCCATCTTGTGAAGCCTTTCTGTTTTGTGCCTGTAATACTTGCGGTCTACTCATTACGGCTTTTTCTGCGTTCTCGAATGGTATTCCTTCCCAAATCCTTAAATATTCATCCGTGTTCATTGTTGCTTTAGCTTCAAGTCTTTCTTTCTCTAATGACTCTGGAAACCACGGATTATCATAATAATTAACTTTTATTCGTCTAGTATCTGTTCTGCTTTCGGGTAAAACTAAGTTTATAGGATCATCCCATGTATAAGGATTCATTGTATACATAAACATACGCAATGGAAACTTCGCCACTAAACCGTTTAAGTCTACTTCAAACCATCCGTCTGTCCTTAAAGTAGGGATTAATACCTCAAGAGATTTCTTTGATACGCTCTGAGCTTCCTCAATCCATGCCCACTGGAAATTCTCATAAGACTTCATTGAATCAACAGTATGCTGTAAAAGCCCTATAAAAACCGTTCTAGCACCTGTTATTCGGTTTTCTATCACTCCTTCGGATTCTTTAAGATTAAAGTTATCCGCTAAACCTTTTGCATAAATTGCGTTTTTCATTACAAGGAATGATGATTCTTTAAGTGATTT